GAGGGTTCTTTTAAACGCTCTATCTTAAACCCAAACAGTTCAGCCATAATTTAATTTCTCCTATTACTATTAATACTTATAAGAGTATTAAGTAGTAGTATTTGTTTCAAAGTATTGGTATCTATGAGTAGCAGTAAAAGATTCTACTGCATTATTAGTACCATAATCCAGACCAATGTCATCCAACGTTGTTGGAAACATTCCTCTAAATGTGTATGATTTAATCACATTACCATTTCGGTCAAGTTGGTCAACAAATGCGTCAACTTGATAATCAATAGGATTTGTTAATCCTTCGTTATCTGACATATTGTTAATACCATTTAACCATCTTTCGTATGCGTTACGAATTAAGAAGTCAGTATCATTTAGAATTGTAGTTGTCCAAGTTGCAAAGGTTCTATCACCTGCAACGTAGAGTTCTCTTCCTCTAAATGGAATAGCAACTTCTCCAATTGTCATACCTGGTAAAGATGTTGATGTACATAAGTAAGACATTGATTCTGTCTCCCCACCTACAGCAGCAAATCCAGGGAAAGGCATTGTTACTCTGAATTGGTTAGCACGAGCGCCGCCGCCTCTTAACTTAGCTTTAAAGTCATTTATATTTGGCATGTTTTCCTCCTACGCTCCTACTACTTCTTCAAATGCAACACCTGTTCTTGTCGCAACGAATTGTAGTTGTATAAAGTTGATTGAACGATTAGGTTTGACAAAAATGTCAGCTCTAAATTCATTTCTATCAATGACATCTCCAGTATTATTAGAAGCGTCACATACTACTAAAAAGTCTGTGATACCTCTTCTACCTTGTACATCTCTTAAAAATGGTTCAACTATGTTTCTAAATTGAGCTCTTGTAAACTCGTCATTAAATTCAAATAGTTGAAATTTAGAAGCAGTTGAGATTGCTTTTTGTAAAGTAATAAACAATCTTCTAACATTGATTCTGTCAAACGCACTAGGGTTAGACAATCCTGTTTTATCTCCAAACAGTACAGTTCCCTGTCCTGGTAAAGTTACAACTGGATTTACTCTAGCTCTGTATAACTCATCTCTTTGTGTTTTATTTGGGTTGTAAGCAAGTTTAACTACACCTCTTAAAACTCCTCTGTTGAAACCAGCAGGTGAGTACCAAGAATCTGCAATTAAATCTGTTCTTGCAGCCAATCCAGCAATATCTCCATTTAATGGAATATATCTAAACACGTCATTGTATTTGTCGTAAGTATATTTGTAACCACTATCAAATACAACATATGAAGATGACCTAACACTATTAAAGAATGATTTAACATTACTTGTTTGAGTGTTAGAGTTAGTTACGTTAACTACATCACTTCTTTCTGGTGAAGCAAATACGATTGCGTCTTTTCTATTTTCAGCAATTGTAATTAAGTTATCAATGTGAGTTGCGTCCCCTTTACCAGCGATGATTAAGTTTACATCTATACTATCAGCATCTTCAAAGTTTTCATAAGCAGTTTTTAATTCTGCAATAGAAGCAGCAGAACCATCAGCACCGCCTGATAAACTTGAATTTACTAAAGTACCAGCACCAAAAGATTGATTTAATGCAGGATTACCCCAACCAGTTGTGCTTGTAGCATCATGGTCCATCCAATAGATGTATTGTGATTTGTTATAAACAACGTTTACGTAGTAGTTATCATCACCTTGTGGAGTTTTAGCGTCAGAAGCTTTTGATACTGAATCATAAACTTCTAATACTTCTCCAGCAGTACCTGTAATACCACCGTCTTCGTCAATAACTACAATATGTAATTCATCAGCAGAACCACCTCTATTTGAAACATAATCAGATGTTCCTGGTGCAGCACCTACTAAATCATAGTATTGCCATCTTCTTCTTACTGAAGACGATTGAGCAACAGCAGTGTGTAATCCGCCTGTGCCTGATGGATGTCTTACAAACGTAATTGTATTTGTTCCTGTATTGTTAGCAGTTACTCTATATTCGTAACCACCAGCTTCTCCAAAGTTTACAATATCACCAACATTTATACCTGATGAACTTGATAATGTTAATGTTGTATCTCCAACAGCTGTTACGGTATCATCAACAGTTGTTACTGCTGTTTGTTCGTAAACAGTTGAAGAAGGACATACTGAAACTTTAATGTTGTTACCCCACGCACCTGCTGTTCTAGCAGCCCAGTTGCCGACAGATTGAGAACCATCGTTAAAAGGTCCTGTTGATCCATCACCATCTGAATAGTGTGAAGTGTTTTTGATTAAAAGTCCACTACCGTTAGCAGTAGAATTTAATGCTCCTGTGTTAATTGCTCGTACAACTCTTAAACTTGCTGAGTATTGCAAAAAGCTTGCAGCACTAAAAAAGTATTCAAAAGTTGAAGAGTCAGGTTTACCAAACGTTTCAACCAATTCTTTTTCAGAAGCAATAGACACAACTTCGCCCATCGGTCCTTGTGAGAATTGTCCTGCAACAGCACCTATAGTAGTTGCTACTGCTGGAATAACATTTGTTAAGTCTTTCTCTTGTACGAGAACACCTGGTGAAACTTGAAATGCCATATTTGTTGTTCTCCTTATTAGCTAATAAGTATCATTAATCTCAATACTATTTAGTATATTATATTTCTTTACAGGATCTCTCCTTTTCTTACAGTTACAGGTGTCCATCGTTCTCCTGCGTCATCCTGAAAACTGTCATCTTCTAATCCATCGTTTAAAAATCCAAAAGGTGCCATATCTTGTTCTATTGCGTTTGCTTGTTCTTCGTACATTCTAGCACGTACATCTTGGTCTGTCATTTCTTTGAAGTATCTTTGATTTGTTATCCATGCAAAAATGACACAACACATAACTAAATCATCATTTGCACCTTCTTCGGCCTGCCATGATGAACCTCGTCTTACAAAGGTTGATAATTCTTGTATTGTATGAAAATCTTGTATTATTATTTTATCACCTTCAAGTAGAGATTTTAAGTTAGAACAACCTATACGTTTGACTTGTTTTGTCATACGAACACCTAACTGTGTTCCTCGTTTAGAAAAACCACCACCAAGTATTTGACCTGCACGGCCTTTCATCATACACATTAAAAGATTTGTATATTCTAATTCAAACTGTAATGCGTCTGCTACTTGATGTCCTAAATCATTGACTTCAACGCAAACATGAGCATTATTATATTCTCTTGCTACTTTTTCTATAGTATGTGGAAACAATATAGGTTTAATTTCATTATCTCTAAACTTTGCAACCATTCTATATGGCATTTTAGATACATCAAAAACAACAAAGGCAGAATAATCTTTTACCGTACCTCGTGCTACGTCAACTGTAATGACATAATCTTTTCCTTTTTCTGGTCGTTCATACATATCAAATCCTGCGTTTGAAACTAAAGGTGTGTTATGAGATAACATTCTTATTTTAGATGGATTAATTAAAGTATCAATCGAACCTACAAACTCACACTCAAACTCGGTAGCAAACTGTGCTTCAGATGTGTTTCTTATTGTTTCTTGTTTCCATTTTTCATCTCGTCCTGGTACTTCAGACCAATGTACTTCTACAGGAATATAATCGTTTCGTTTATGTATTGCGTCATTCCAAATTTTGTAGTACATATTCATTCCATGAGGTGTAGATACAATCATTACCTTTGAAGATTTACCAGATGAAATTGTAGGATAAACTGAACTAAAAAATTGTTCAGATATATTAGCAGGTATAAATGCAAACTCGTCAAGGAAGATAATGTTAAATGAACCACCTCGAATAGCAGATGATGATGTTGCCGCGGCAAGTATCTTTGAACCATTTTCTAATTCAAGTGAACCTTTGTTCCAGTTTAGTACACCTTGTTGTAACCATTTAGGTAAGTTTTCATATGCAAGTTGAAGACGACCTAATAAATCTCTAGCCGTAGAACTTTTGTTGGCAAGTATGGCCACATTGATGTTATCATTAAAAACTACTTGATGTAATAGATAAGCAATAATCGTTGTTGATTTTCCTGACTGCCTTGGTAATTTACAAATAGAAAATCTATTATGATGAAACGTATCAACCATACGTTCCTGAAACTCGTACATATTAAAAGGTACAAGACCATCATCAATGTTTACAATCTTAATATAGTTTTTAATAAAGTAAATAGGATCTTCCATACACTTGGCAATTTCTTGTACTTGCTCTTGTGTATATTCTTGCTTAGTATTGGCCTTAAATAAGTTAGGATTTCCTAAATAATGTTCACTCATTGATTATTATACCTTCTATTGCGTCATAGCCGTTTGCTAACGCATAATTTATACGACTGCTACCCTTATATGTAGAATATTGTTTTTCTTTATATTCTACCCCATTTGCACCTTTACGAGGTGTTTCTGATATTTGGTGTTTAATGATTTCTATAGGGTCATTCATGCCATTATTCATCCAAGTATCTCTTTTTGAAATATCTAAAGTATCAGGATAAGGATTCTTTTTAATATAAGTTAAATCACTTATCTGAAATATCTGTTTTTTCGGGTGTGATATTTTTGCTTTCAAAACTTTCATCTTCTTTACTGGTTACATTTGTATTTTTATTTTTAAGTATTTTGTGTAACTCTGCTGATGAACCTACAAACAAAGCCTGTTTAATATTTGTGCTTGTCTTATTAGGAACATCTTTTAAATTTTTAAGTTTGCCTTGTAAATCTTGTAACTTGTCAACTGTATCGGCCACTTGTTTGATTAGATTACCTGCAACTTCATAGGCACGAGGATGTTGACTTTCGTTTGCAATATCAAGTATGCCTTGAATTGCGTCTTGGCCTCTTTCGATTAGATTGTAATAGTTTTCTCTACTGTATTTGTAATCATTATCTACATCCTCTTTGTTCTTGTCTTCCATTCTAGGAACAGGTGGAGTATATTCTTTTTTGATTACTGATTTTGTAGTAGGTTTGCTTTCGGTAGAGATACCAAGTGCTTCATTTATTTTGTCGTCTATACTCATAATTATTCATCACCATCAGTTGCTGGGTTATAATTTTTAGCATCATTAAAGGTACTTATAGTAGTTGTAAATCCAAAATCGTCATTTGCGTCAGCACTTGTTGGATTAGGCACAACAACAATTCTTTCTTCTCTTTTTTCTGTAGTTTCTGTGTCTGTGTACATATCAGTTTGAGTTTCTTTAATAACTTTTTTAGAATATACAGGTCCATACAAATATGTTTTAGCAGTAAATCCTAATGTATAATTTACAGCACGTCTTTGTGTAAATGAACCATCATAAGTATCATCATAGTTTACACTATTTAAAGTTATAGGAACATCTCTTTTAATTCCCATTTCAGGAATAGCATTAATTGTAACTGTATAATCTGGTTGAAAGTAAGGTAAAATTTGTTCTACAATTTGTAGTCCACCTTCAGCAGTTGCTGTAAATGAATAGAGATTAAAACTTATATTGTAAGGTACAGGATTATATTGATAATACATTTTACTTGCGTCTGAAGTATTAACTGATTTAAATTGTCCTAATCTTTGCAATTTACGAGATGGATCGTAACTGATACCAGATATTTCAAATCCCATTCTAGGTAAAGTAATTGCCATCTCTCTATTATCTAAATTTGCTTGTTGGTCTAATCGTGTTAAAAACTTTTCTTTTGGAGAATACGCTAAAGGTACTTTTATCTTTTGAATAACATCACCATTACTATCTGTTCTATGAATGATAATATTATTAAAAATTGTACCAAAGGCAACAACAACTTTTCTTAATGATTCGTGGTAAAACCGTCTTCCAAACATTAAATACTTTCCTCATCTACTTCACCAAAAGGGTTTCTTTCTGTAAAGTCTAATATATCATCTGCTGTACTTTCTGTACCAAAACCTGCGTCTGATTCATAAGTATCATTATCAGCATAATCTCTTGTTTGTGTTGATAGATTAAAGTTATCTGTTTCTAAAATAAAGAAGTCAATATTACCTAAAGTAGTATCTGTTGACTCAAGTAATAAACTACCAGAAACAGCAGTACCTTCCTCTAATGTAATTTGATGTTGTAATAAGTCTGTAGATAAACTTGTTTCAGTATCATCAATTGCAGGAATACCTGTATCAAATCTTTCAGCACTATATTCAAATCTAGTTGCTTTAAGTTTATAAACTGGTAAATTTCCTAATTGAAAGAATGGCTCTTGGTCTTCAACAAACTGTATTTCAAAAAAACTATTCATTAAAGGAACATAAACTAAATCACCTTCATTTGGTCGTCCTGATTTAATTAATGTGGCTGTATTATCAACTTGACTTTGCCAACGTCTTTTTGAAATCATAAACGTTGTATCTTCTCTTATTTCTAAACCAAATTTAGAAACTAACTCTTGCTCACCTGCAAATCCTTCAGTTGTTTCAATATACATTTCTAAAAGATATGATTGGTCAAATTTAGAAAGTGTATCTTCTCCTAAAACTAAATCTTTATTAACTAATGTTCTTGGTAAATAATAACAGTCGTGGCCGTAAATTTTTAGACCTTCTATAATTAAATCTTCGTGTAATTTTTTTTCGTTGGAATTTCCGATTCCGTTTCCATCCTGAAAATAATGATTGACTGGCATTTCATTATCCTATCATATACGTTACAGGCGTTTCGTATGTGCCTCTTATTTCTTCTTCTAATTTTCGTATATCTTCCTGTGCTTCTTGGAATATCTGACCACCATTTAGTGTTACTCCACCAATCATAGTTACACCATTAAATTTTGATAAGTTTGCACCCCATTGTCTTTTAAATAAGGCCGTAACATATCTTTTTAAGTATATGTCGTTATATACATCGGTCATTACTGTAGGGTCTAATTTTCTATAACACTCAATAATCAAATACTCATCAACCTGTATATCTGTTTTCCAATCCATATCAATGTATAAACGATTGTTGTATTGATTAAATCTTACAGGTTTTTCACCTACTAATATGTGGTCTAAAAAATCTAAATGTCTTAATACCATATCGTAATGAATAATACTTGTAGATGAAAAATCATACAAGTCATTTAATCTTAATTGGTATCTTATATCAAACATATTTTGATTATGTTTGTCTGATAATGGAAATATTCTACTTACGGCCAATACTGATTCTGGCACAATGATATAGTTATTTGCTTCTGTAAATGAAGTTGTAACTGAATTTTTTGTAGCAGTAGTTGTTGTATCCCCACCTGGCGATACTATTCTATCTTTATCTGCTTGAGTAACTTTGTATTTTAGATATGCTCTTTCTACACCATCATAGTGATATTGAGCAAAATACTGTAACGCTTCATCTAATCTATCTTCTAGTTGGTCGTCATCTACATTGATTTCAATGACAGGTTTTCCTAGTGTTCTTAAAGCGTATTGTTTTAGTTGTTCTCTACTTGCTGGGTTAGCCATAGTATTCCTTTGTAATTCTATGGTATATTTATAAGATTAACCAAGAGCAACGGCCTGAGCGATAGCAAAGGCAGTAGAAGCTTTTGTGTCTATTTGTGTCTGAATGGCACTTGTAACACCATTTAAATAACTCAATTCTGTATTATCAACATCACCATTACCAATTTTAGTGGCACTAATACCACTTGATAACTCACTATCTCCAATATTTGTTATTGTGTTATTGTCTGCGTCAATAGTCTTGTTTGTTAAAGTGTCTGTTGTTGCCCTACCCACTAAAGTATCAGTAGATGTAGGTAATGTTAAAGTACCTGTATTTGAAATTGATGAAATTACAGGACTTGTTAAAGTCTTGTTTGTTAGGGTATCAGTTGTTGCTCTTCCTACTAAAGTATCTGTTGATGTAGGTAGTGTTAAAGTTCCTGTATTTGAAATAGATGAAATAACTGGTGATGTTAAAGTTTTGTTTGTTAATGTATCAGTTGTATCTTGTAATACTATTGTACCTGAAGCATTTGGTAAATTAATTGTTCTATCTGCTGTAGGGTCAACAACACCTAAAACTGTTTCGTAATCATCAGCAGTTGAACCTTCAAATGTAAATGAATTTGTAACTTCTATTGTTGTTGAATTTACGGTTGTTTGTGTACCATTTACAGTTAAATTTCCTGTGATTGTAGTATTACCTGTAACTGTTAGGTTATCATCAACGGAAACTGTACCACCAGCAGAATCGATTGTTAAGTTACCAGATGAGGTATCTATTTCATTATTACCTGTAACACCTACTTGAATATTACCTGAAGTTGTTGCTCCAGATATAGTACCTGTAATTGTACCAGTAACATTTAAAGCACCTGTAATACTTAAACCATCATTGATAGTAATTAAAGATGAATCAGATGATGATAAAGTTGAACCTGAAATTTGTAATGATGAACTTTGAATGGCACTTGTAGTATTACCTAAAAGTATGGCATTGGCCGTATGAGTTACAGCACCTGTACCGCCGTGTTCTACGGCAATAAATTCACCTGTTTGAAATTCTGCTAGACCTGTAGCTACATCACTTTCGTTAAAGACTGTTCGTATTGGTGTTTTTGCTGTCATATGTTATTCCTTAAAAGAAAAATAAAGTATCTCCTTGTGATGAACCTAATTGTGAACCATTTGCTAATGTAAATGCTGCCACAACTTTATCAGGATCCGCTTTAAAATCTAATTTTGTGTTTTGAGTATTTAGTCCTCCTGCTTTTGAGAAAAAAGGAACAGATTGAACAGGTGATCCATCTGCCCCAGCAAGAGCAAGTTCTTTATCTACTCCTGAAGCTACTGTAACTTTTGAATTTTCTGGTAAAACAGCACCTGTAGCTGAAATAGTTATTGAACCTGTACCATCCGAAGATATGGTAGCACCATTTAAGTTAATAGTATTACCTGATAGATAAAGGTCTCTCCATCTTTTTGATGTAGAACCTAAATCTCTAGTTTCTGTTACATCTGGTAACAAAGATTCACCAATTGATGATAAATCTACTGATTGCGAATCAACATATGCTTTAATAGATTGTTGAGTAGCAAGTGAAGTATCACTATTACTTGTCATATCATCTTCATCAGCAATAGCAGTAATACCATCAAGTAAATTTAATTCTGTAGATGTTGCTGTAACGCTTAAATCTGATAACGTAGCCTGTGTGACTGTAATTGTTTTTGTTGAACCTGAACCTGTAGCAGTTACTCCGTTACCTACAAAGTTTAATGTCGTAGCAGCAGTTGCTAAAGATGATCCTTCATCTTGTACAGTTATATCACTACCACTACTCACAGTAGCAAAACTTAAAGTACCAGAACCATCTGTTTGTAATACTTGATTAGCGCTACCATCACTTGTTGGAAACTTGTATGCGTTATTAAATGTAATAGCTCCACTATCGTTACCATCAATCTTAAATTGTGTTTTACTTGCATTATTAGGATCCGCTGATGTACCATCTGTAGTAACTGAAACAGCAAACTGTGTTCTATTAGCATTATTAGTGTTGTCAAAAGCAAAACTACCACCAACAATAAGTGCTGAACCATTCCAGTATTCGTGGTTACTTCTATATAGATAATCACCTGATGATACGGCACTTGGCGAGGCAATTGTACCTCTATATCTTCTTGTTCTTAAATCTGGAGC